CCCTGCAACGCTAATATTCCAGCCATTGGACTGCACATAAAAACTCTCCTAAAGAGTAAACGGATGAAACGGCAAGCCCATTTTACCGTATTTTATGGGCTCGTGTATCTTAAAGCCGATTCTCATAAGCCATCTAATGCTAGTCGTATTTCTAGCATCCACAAAGTTTATAAGACCCTTAAATTCTCTTCTCCACTCGTCCACAAACCTTCTTCCGTCTCTAACAAGCTCCCTTGAAAACTCGTCTGCTTTTTCGGCGCACAGCATCCAAGGAGACGCTATGTTTGCCTCTTTGTTGCATACCGAAACACCAAAAATGGCAAGAAGCTCTCTTTTTGTGTTTTCGGCAACAGCCGCATGGTGAGCTTCTTTTATAGACCTTTCAAGAAGCTCTTTTATGTCTAACTCTTCTCCGTGTACTGCTACCAGCTCTCTTATATCCGACAGCCTCATCTTGTCTGCAAGAGTCGCTGCGTCTTCTTTTTTTGCAGCCCTGTAAACTATTCTAGGACCCAACAGAGACCTCCAGAGTCATGCTTACGACAGTCAGCGGTAGCGGATCTTTTTGTCTTACATAAACCTGACCAGAGTCGGACCAGCTTGGAGATATCGGAATTTTAACCTCCTCTGTTTTAAGCCTTGGTGGGCTTCCGTATGGCTCGTCTTTTCTAAGCTTTGCCTCTGTTAAAAGCTGTTCAGTTGGTCCTGCAAATATACCGCTAGAGCGGTATATTCTTAACCAAACGCAGTTTACGTTTTTTTCTCTGCCTTGGCCTAGCGCTGCTGTTTCAAACGCAAGAGGAAGCGTTTGAATGTCCGCATTAATTGGAAGTCCTATGTGAACTTTGCTGTATTCCTTAAAAAGAGTAATGGTTCCGTTTGTAACAACCTGCTGTGGTTGAACCGCTCCGTCTGCAAGTATTGAAACGTTTTTTCCTTCCAGGTGCATCAGTCCCGAAATAACGTCGTTAGGAGATCCGTCGTAGGTGAGGCCAGAGTCCACAAAAAAGGCGTCTTCAAGATTGGTAAACTTTCTCGGAGCCATTCTTTCTATGTATCTTTTTGTTTGACCGTTAATTTGTCTTTTCACAGAAACATAAACCGAGTCCTGTTGCGCGTCTGGTATTACACACACAGACTCGAAATCACCGTCTGTGTCGTGCTGATGCCACGCTCCTATTTGTTGCTCTGGAACGTAAGTAAGACCCAAAAGCTTTCCGGTGCTGCTGACAAACCAAACTATAGGATACGGGCTTTTTGAGTAAGAAATGTCTGTTATTTCAAAGGTATCAAAAAGGTGTGGCGCTCTTAAAGACAAGTCACCTGTTATGTAACCGCTTGCTTGCCAGTTGTAGGCAAGCTCCCTAACGTGTCCGCCCCTGTTTGCTACAAATAAAAGATTGTTATTAACAATTACTGGTTGCGCATTGTTTGACCCTATGTAGCTCTGTGGCCTTACTGAAATAGAGGTTGGTGTTATTGCGTCGCTGTTTATAGATGTCACTCTCCACTCTGCCTCAGAGGTCAAAAGCATTAAATTTGTAAGAGGAACAACGTGACGAATAACATTGGACTCTCTTGCTGAAACCTTAAACTTAATTGCATCGTCATCTCTTGATGGCACGCAAAAAGAAAGATCTGATTCTGTTCCAGATCTCGTCATAAAAATGTTTTGTGGTTTGTTTATTGTTCCGCCAAAAACTCTTCTTTGCTCAAAATAAGAAACAGCCGCCGGATAGTTTCCGCTTCCGACAAACGTGTTTTCATTTAACGGGGGCCTTGTTCCCAGGTCTTCTGTGATGTTGTTATCTATAAAATAAGTGTCTGTTGTTTGGCCGATTAAGCCAAAGCTTCCGCTGTTGGTGGATTTGTATACGTTATAGGATGTTGCTCCAGGAGAGCTGGTCCAGTTTACCGTAACCTTAGATCCGGCGTTGGCCAAGTTTATTGGTCCTACCGTAACAAACGCGGAAGGGAGAGACTCCTGATTGTCAGAGTTTATTGCTGTTATTCTATATGAATAACTGTCCACTGGGTTTGTGGTTCCGCCAGTTGGTGTTGCTGACGGGGTTGCTGGAGCGCTTATGGTCGCAGCAAAAGAAATGGTTTCTAAAACCCATCTTGTTCCGCCGAGCCTTTTTAGTTCTCTTGGTGCATGATTGGTGTGAACTAGCGTAATAACGTCAGAGCTTTGAACGTAGTGTATTTCAAAAAGCTCTGCTTCAGAGTATGGGTTTGGTATCTCATACTCTCCAGTTGCTGGTAGCACATACCACTGATCTGCATTTGATGCCGGAAGTTTGTTGGTGTTTGCTTGTTTGCAGTAGTAGTTAAACCCAGAAGACTTTACTAGATCTCCAACCTGATAAGACGTTGCATTTGACCAGTTTGCTAAATTTCCGTAAAGAAGTGTTGCACCAAGCGTATGAAACCTAAAATATCCAACGCCCATTTCAATAGCAAATGTTTGCTGAGAAGAAAACTTAAACGGTATAAGTCTTGATTTGTAGTTTCCGTATTTTGACTCTCTTACAAACTGAGTCCCTGGTCTGTTCTCGACGGGTCCATGTGGGAGGGTAATAAAGTTTCTGCATTTAGCAAGACCAGTCTGAAACTTAACATCGTCTATTCTTCCCCAAAACTCAGGGGTTACTTCTCCGCCAGCAAACGATCTAATAAGTGTTCTAATGTTTGCCATTTTATCTGTTTAGTAGCCATGGAACGCTTAGGCTCGTGTTTCTTTTTTGATTGTTGGCGTCCATGGTTGTAGTTCTATTAAACTCTGCCAAAAATGCCTGATAGCAAGCTTGAGCTGCCTTTGATCCAACATCTCCCTTAATAAGCGGACCAGCAAGGTGAGAGGCAAGAAGCCACGAAAGACAGTTCACAAACATGGCCGGAAACTTTGTGCTGTCGGTTATTCTTGCCGTGTATCTGATAACTGGATCTTCTTGGTTTGTTAAAATAACAGACGATCCGTCTTCAAGTGTTTCTAAAGAAAATGGCTGTGGTGTGTAGATAGATTGACCAGAGTTTACGGTCCCAAGAACCTGATTGTCTCTGACCATTGTATATGCAAAATCGTCCGCTGCGTTTTTATCTAACACGGCAATAACATCCATTAAACCCTCTGGAGACGCATAAGCAAACTTCCATTGGTTGTACGGAAAATCTAATTTTGCTGGGGTTGTTCTTCTTGTGCAAAATGTCCATTGGTGCATTTCAAGAAGAGTATCTCTTGCGATTGGATAAAAGGTAGCGCAATAAACAGCCTGTGGAGATCCTTCTGGTGGATCGATAGATGATACCGTTGCTGTGTCTCCAAGCCTTGAAAGAGCCAGGTTACAAATATCTACAACGCTCGCCATACAAACCTTTTCTTAAACTGTGAGGAGCTGTTTCCAGCTCCCCAACAGCTCGTTCTTTGCACCCATTGAGCCCCGCTCACTCGACAGAAAAAGAATCTTCAGTGTTTTTTGTCGCACCAGTAGACTCAAACTTTTTCTGTTTTTTCTTTTCCTGCGACACCAGCAATTCTAGATTGTATCCAGGCTCACCGTCGTATTCGACGGTGTCGCCTGGTTTATACAATCTGTCCTTGATGAACGACAACTCAATAACTTTATATGTAGCCATTATTAAGCGACGACAGACCCTACAGGATACACCTTGTAGTCTTGTGCGTCTTTAATGACCACGGCGCTGAATTTACCAGCGGTCAGTGGTCCAGTTCCAACTACATATCTAGCACCTAGATATCTTTTGCCGACAGATCCAATCATTGGACTGAGACACAAAACGTATCTCTTTCCAGCGACTAGCTCTGCTTTTGGAACCGATCCAGAGCAAGCAATCACTACTGGACTGGTTAGTGCAGCAGCGTCGGAAACAACCACTTGTAGATCTACTGTGGCAGCTCCGGAAGCTGTGACGGCTTCATCGACGACGAAGTGGACATAAACATCCTCTCCAGCTCCAACGTCTCTTGCGACCGATAGATCGATAACATCTGCCGACACTGCCGTTGCAGTAACGGCTTGTGCGCTTGATACTTGTAATAGTTTATCTGTAATCATTTATTTCTCCTTATTCTCAAATTAAGAAACTTGAGATTCGGTGTTTACAATGGCGTCTACTTTGCGAAGCGGTACGCCCTGGAAGGACATCCAACGCATTGGAGTGCCAAACTGAGAAAGACCTTGCTCAACAGCAAGCACGTTTTGCGACTTGCTGAGCGCCTGAATTCTCAGGTAGCTGTAAACAGTACGGTTCATGTAGAAGCAAGCGCGACCCATTCCAAAATTAGGAATACGATCAAGAGCTTTGCTCATTAGTGTAATTAGGTCAGCTGGCGAGCTGTTAGCAACCAAAGCACCAACTTTAATGTTGGCGATTCGGACTACATATCTCCAGTCCTTTACCACTAGACCGTTTTTCCATTGATAGTGGGTTCGGTATGCTTGGAAGCGACCGCCATCAGCATCAATGATGGTGTCTAACCCAAGATCTTCGTGCATTAGGCCCGCTTTAGATCCTTTTGGAAAAGGACAGAAGCAAGTGTTTTCTCCCCAGACCACAAGCCAAACGGAAGTGCAATCGCTGCCTGTTCCGCCGCCGCTTACTACGTTCATGGAGTTACCAGCAGACAAGCTGCTGTAACGTGGAGCAAGACCCAAGTATTGTTTTGGATCGCTTGCTGGATTTCCATAGAACATTGTGGTTGCTTGAGTTTGGTTCATTGCTTCCAAGAAAGCTTGATCTTCGCTCAAACGAAAACCAGCGGTATTGCCGTTAAGCTCAGCCAAGTCTTTATCAACTTCGCTGTATGCTTCTAGCATACCAACAGCTTCATCAACTTGAGCGGTCGTGCTCTTTGAGAGTGGAACGCCTTGGTTGATTGCGCGCCAGTAGACGGTTGGCAATCCAGTTCGGATTGTTACTCTGTGACCAGTAGGAAGGTTGCCTTCCATAAACACAGCGTCTTCTAGAATTTCGTTTGTCTGTGATAACAACTCTGCAATCACAGGGATCTTGCCGTCGGCATCAAGCCGCTTAGCATGATCAACTAGCGTTAATGAGCCAGCCGATAGTGTAGCCATTTTTTATCTCCTTAAGTTTGGTTTGGATAAAGAGACTTTGCATAGTCTCTCTCTCCGGTTTTAGCAGGTCCGCGATTGCCTGAAACAAAGCGGTCCTCACTGATTGCTTTCCCAGCCCTGTAAAAAGCCCTGATAATTTCAGGGTGATTTCCAAGACCGGACTGATTCAACAAAGTACGCAGCTCTGGTGTACCAAACGTGTCCAGCGCTTTTTTTGCGACTGCAAGGTTTTCGTTGAGGGTTTCTCCTCCGAACTCCTTGTCTGTTTTGGTTGATTCGATCCAGGCTTCGTTTGTAGCCTTCATGACTTCAGCTTGTTTAGCTTCCCATCGCTGCATAAGCTTTACGCCAACATCGAACACCTTTTGTGCGTTCTCTTGCTTTAGACCAAGTTCCTTGGCAACGGTTTTAAACTCTGTTGCTGCTTCTGTGTCTAGCGTGACACCTTCTGGAGCAACAAAATCCTTTAGCTCTAATTGAGCTGTTGGTTCCGCTGTTTTGGTTTCCGCTTGGGTTTGCGTTTGCTTGGTTTCTGCTTGTTGAGTTTGGACTTCCTTTGCTTCTGTCGCGGCAGCGGCCTTTGGGGCCTCTGCTGTTTCTTTGGCAACGGGAGTCGCTGTTTGCGACGTGCCATCAGTGTTACTTGCGGCTTGCGTCATCAATGTGTCTGTCATTTCTATTTTCCTTTATCATTAGGGCGTAAGCCTCTGGACAGGCTTCATGAATATCTGCGACTAGCATGAGTCCGATATTTCGCATTCCCTCGTTGAAAAAAGTTGTCGAGTTTCCAGTGAACGAGGTTCTATATATTCCAGCCCTATCTAAAAGTCTCCATGCAAAGCGTCTTCCTCGCTTGTTGCTCATGACCCATTTCAAATCTTCAATTTCTATTTTTTGTTTTAGCGCTGATGTTTTTTTTAAATCTTCTTTGTGTTTCTTTTGACCTGTTAAATCAAAAGGATCAGCGATTTCTTGCATAGCAATAGAATATCACCTACCCGCCTGGAAAAAAGAATTTTCTTGTTCTTTTGTATTGTGAAACATCGTGCTTTGCGTTACTGAACCAGCAGTCGGTAACTACCATGTAGTTGTTTGGAAGCGCTGCAAGCTGACCTGTTTCTAAAGCGACTATGTTATGGTTTTTGTATTGCTCTGGATCTTCTGAAAGGCCACAGCCCTCGTAGTTTATGGTGAACAGATAGTTGGCTGGGCCAAGCCTGGTTTCAAGATTTGCGTTTTTTAAGATGTCGTAAGAGATGCAGCTGTATGGACCCTCTAAACAAGAAAACGGTTGAAGCTCTTCTGTTTTCTTTGCTCCGCTTAAGTCAACAGAGCCAAACCTGTCGCAGTAAATGGATTCTATTGGAAGGTTAGACCACACGGCACCACTTTCAAGATAAGCGGTAAACCTGATAATTGAATTTGGCCTACAGTCCACTGCGAGCAAATAGGCTTCAGTAACCCCGTCTCTTTGATAGTCTGTTATGTATTTGTCTCTAACTAAAACTTTTATAGCTGGTGTGTTAATCATAAAAAAATAGGGACCAGCTAATCACTCCTAATTAGCCAGCCCCCCATCAGAGATCACAAGCACTTAAACTATAGTTTAAGTGTGATTAAAACTCAAATCCAAGGCATTTGTTCTTCATATTGTTTGTTGCTCCACAAGAGCAACCCAGTCTATCGTGGTAAGGCTTGCTCCGGTGACTCTTACTAAAACGCTAGATCCTGATACTTCTAAGTTTGCGTTCCAAGACGTAACGTCTTTCCACTCGTTTGAGTGAACGCTTGAGATGCTTACCGTTCCGCTTTGATTTCTTGCTTTTGTTGTTAAAACAAAGCAGCAAGAATCTGCCTCATCTCCAGACCCAGCGGTTCTTCTTGCGGACACCGTCACTGATAAAAAGCTTACCTTTCCAGTTGGAATGGAAACGGTAGCAATGGTGCTTGTGGCCTGGTTAGTGGTTGTTAAAAAGTATTCGCCTCCCTGTTGACCCCACTGAGGATCAATCCAAACAAGAGAGGTTCCATTAGACGATAAAACCTGATCTGCCGACCCTCTTCCAAGCCTTGTAGCAGATCCAGAGGCCCCACCAACTATCAAGTCCCCCTGAGTGGTCATCGGACTTTGAAACCCAACACCAGCAGCAAGCTTTGAATTAGTAATAGATCCGTCTAGTATTTTTGAAGTGGTTACAGATCCGTCTAAAATCTTTGCCGTGGTTACTGCACCGTCAGAAATTTTTGATGTTACTACAGCTCCGTCCGAAATTTTAAACTGAGAAACTACGTTGTCAGCAAGCTTTGATTGAATCACAGCGCCGCTTGCTATTTTTGATTCGGTAACGGACCCGTCTTGAAATTTAGATGATATTACCGCACCGTCTGCAATCTTAAGGGCTGTGACGCTTGAATTAGCAAGCTTTACGGAGCTAATTGCACCGTCTGCAATGTTTCCGGATACAACTTCTCCGGTTCCAATTTTGTTTTGAGTAACAGATCCGTCTGCTAATTTTGACGCCGTTATTGCGGCGTCAACTATCATGGACCCAGTTACTTTGGTGAGCGACATCTTCTCTCCGTTCTACACAGAAACTTATTTCACTTCTAGCGCTTGGATTCTAAGCATCAATCTTTTAAGTCTCAGTCCTCTTAGAAGGGCTACTCTTTTTTTTGCCAACCAATGAAGTCTTTCTACTAGTTGTTGTTTGGATAGTGGTTTAAGTAGTTCTTTCATTTTTCCCCCTTGTGGCAATCACATTTTTTGTGATTTCCCTTTTTACATTTAGCGCAATCGCATTTGCACTCATGTTTTTCACGGCAACAATGGTGAGTGTTTTGTGGAGCTCTGCATTGCTTAGTAGCGCATCCTTGAACCGCAAAGAATCCCACAAGACACAGAATCAACAAAACGAGGGTGACTAGGTTTTCTATTTTTTTCATGATTAGTTTCCTACTCGCACAATAGACAAATGGCTATAGTTTGCCGTTGTTTCATAGGCCAAGTTTCCACCACTGCTTTGATAAACCGATGCGGTTATTTTTTGTCCGGCATTTACTTTAACAATACCAGACGATACGACCATTGTATTTGCCCCGCTTACTGCCGCAACTATGTTGCCGCCAATGGAGTCCGAACCATCTACTTGAATTTTTACTCCTCTAATTCCGGTGGCGTTTGAAAGAAGTCCCATGGTTGTAGAAACTTGATATGTGCCAGATACGGGAGCGGTATACTCTCCAGTGGTGGTGTTAAAAGCGCCATGAGAATCAATCGGGCTTGCGTTATAGCTTGCCACCGTTTGCCAGTTAGCATTGCTTGTTTGAGATCCGGTATTTTTGTATGCCCTCAAAACTACCGTCTCCGTTGCTGCGATTGCGGAGGGGCCGGAGAGGCGGTTAATGGAGAATAAAAAAACGGGGTTACTGGAGATTGTAAATAAGCTTGCATTACCTCGAAACGAGATTACATCGCCGGCTTTGAGATTTGGGATCATTACTGATCCGCTGTTGTTTTGTTGGTTCAGTAGTGTCATCGCGGCGTAACTTGTGACGCCGTTTACCCAAACGAAAATAATCATTCCAGCTACGCTCGCCGTAAATTGGGCGTTGACTAGAAATTGGTAATCTCCCGCCACTGGAATTAAGTATTGGTTTGTTGACCACGCACCGTGTGAATCCTTAATCGCAGTCAATGGTATTTGAGTAGTATTCGCTGTTAAAGCAGTATTGCTAGTAACATAACCAACAAAATCCACCACCCTCGTATCAGTATCGTTGGACATTTGAACGGTTGAGGAAAATCCGACCACGGGAAAGGATGCAAACCATAACCACTCTTGAGTAGTCGCCAAATACTCCGCAGATCCAACTACGTTTTGTCTATCAACGGCAACCGCCGTGTTACTAGATTGCTCTCCTCTAACTAAAATTATATTTGATGCCGTGGTTCCTGCGTGAACACTTATGTCTGTGGTTGCCCACAACTGTCCCGCTCCAACCACTTGTGCAGATCCTTTTCCAATTACCGTTCCAACCACTAATCCAGCGGTCACAGCATCTGCTAGGTTGCTCGACAAAGACACTCCTTTGTTGGTGTCCATGGACATACCTGTCGGGATTGAGATTGTGTAAAAACCAGAGCCAGCAGCAGATGAAGTAAATTTACCTCTAATTTCAACCGTGTCCCCAACCCTTCTATATTGTCCGGTAGCCGTAGAGGTTGGGTTTGTTGTCGATCCGGTTATTGTCGGTGTATAAGATTGCCAGTCCGTTATTGGAGCCCCGTACTGAACGGTTTGCGGGCCGACTACTACGTTATCAATCGCAAGGGTGTAGTTTTGAGCACTGGTTGAAGCTATGTGAAGAATAAGTCTGTAGCTTGTGGAGTTCGATGCGGTTTGAAAAGTGGCGATTTGTTTGTTTTCTACTCCGCTTGCCACTTTCTGAACAATGTATCCGGCTGGCTGAATGACTGTGGCGTTTGTGACATCGTAAATGTAAACGGTCACATCCCCGTCAGCGTATGTGCCAGCAGCCACTTCGTAGTCAAAGCTTACAGTAAGAACTTTTGCTTGATCTGCTTTGTCGATAGTGAAATCAAAGCTTACTCCCTGTCCCTGACGAGAAGCGCTCCCAGTTTTATCAAGTCTAAAGCTTGCAGACCCTCTAAGAGGAGAGGTGGTGCTGCGAATCCAAAGAGAGGCTTGAGGAGATCCGCCCGTTCCGTCAACGGGTGTTGCTTGAGCTGCGTCTGCATAGGTTGACCAACCAGTGGTGTCTGTCTCGGCATCAAAATTGGTTATGTAGTTTTTTATCCCCTGACTGCTCTTTGCATTTAGCTGTGCCTGAACTCCAGAGGTAACTCCAGAAAGAAAATTTAATTCTGCAAGTGTGGTCGTGGCTACCGAAACCTTTCCAGAGGCGTCAGACGCAAGAGCACGACTTACTGTCAGGTTTGATGTCGTTATTGAGGAGGCTCCGCCAGTGATGCTTGCCTGTTTGTTGTTAAACGTGTTCCAGTCTGTTGAAGACAAAAACCCGTTGGCAGAGGTGCTTGCTTGGGAAATTGTAATATTTGGCGTTGCTCCTCCGCTTGAAGAGATTGGAGCGCTTGCGGTAACAGAGCTGACTCCAGCGGTTACTGTGGCCCAGGTTCCGTCTCCCTTTAAGTATTTTGCCGAGTCACCTGCTGCTGGAGCCGGAACAAGACCTTTTGTTCCGCCAGATCCAGAGTCACCAACCATTGCGTTAAGCATTGCGGTGGTCTGTGTTGCGGTCAGGTCACTAGGAGCAGCAGCACCAGCGGTGTTGTTTCCCTTAATCGTATTGGCCGCCATGTTGGCCATTTTGGCGTTAGTGACTGCGCTATTTGCGATTGTGGCAGCAACGCTTCCAGGACCAGAAGCGGTCACGTCCCCAGTGAGCGCCGTGACGTAGTTGCCGCTTGCTTGCTTGTTGTTAAAAGTGGTGAAGTCTGTTGAGCTTAAAAAACCTGAAACGGTAGTTGAGGCTTGTCTTACCTGAATAGTTGTACCAGATCCAATAACTGCCCCAGTTCCGCCAGTGATGGTTAAAACAGAAGAGGTGCTTTCGGTTAGATTGCCTTTTGTGAGAGTGTTTTCTTTTCCTGATAGCTGAGTTTGAATTGCGCTTGTGACGCCTTTTACATAAGAAAGCTCTGTTAAGCTTGGATAGGTTGCAGTCGAAAGGCTTGTGATGTTTTTAGAGGCGTCTGACGAAAGTATTGTCGAAGCAGTTAAACCAACTAGGTTTAACTGACCAGAGGAGTTTAGTGTCGCTTGGTTTGTTCCAGAGACCGCAAAAGTAAGTGTGCTTTCCGAGTCTAATTTACCGTTATTGAATTTGATGTCTTTTGGCATAGTTCCTCTTTAATTATACTGAAATTGTTTGCGTTGAAGCTTTCCAGCTAATGTTATTATTTAAAGCTCCAGTAACTCGAACAAGCACGTTTGTTCCGCTGACAACAAGATCTGCGTTCCAACCAGCTTGATCTTCAAACTCGTCTGCTACAACGGTTGATATTGTAACCGTGCCAGCATTGTTTTTGGCCATTCCGTGTAAAACATAATAAGCAGAATCGTTAGCAGATCCAGCTGTTCCGCCCGTTCTTCTGGCGGCCACTTTGACTTCAATTCCTAGTATTGAATTTGAAGACGTTGCAATGGTTTGAAGAGTCGTAACCGTTGCGTCTGTCGTATTTGCTGTAGCCGTACTAACAGAAGAGCCAGCAACGGTTGCGATTGTTGCCGCAACACTTCCTGGACCGCTTGCTGTAACATCTCCAGTAAGCGCTGTGATATAGCTACCGCTTGCTTGTTTATTATTAAATGTGGTCCAGTCTGCTGAAGAAAGAAAACCAGATTGCGATCCGGAGGCTTGCTTAACCTGAATGGATGTTCCAGATCCAATAACCGATCCGGTTCCTCCGGTAATGGTTAGAACGCCACTTGTGCTTTCGGTTAAATTTCCTTTGGTAAGCGTTGGCTCAAATCCAGAAATCGTGGCCCACGATGTGTCTGTTCCGTTTGTAGTTAAGTATTTTCCAGAGTGAGTTGATTGAGACGGGGCGAGCGCATTAAATGCTGCGTTTGCTGTGGTTTGACCCGTTCCACCGTTTGCGACTGCTACAGTTCCGGTTACGTTTGCTGAGTTTCCAGAAATGTTCCCAGAAACTTGAGATCCTGGAAGAGACAAAGAAGAAAGTGTTGTTAGGCTACTATTAGATGTTGCTGTGATGTTGGCAGCTGTTCCGGTTGTATTTTGATTAAGAGTTGGAATGTCTGCCGCTACGATTGCCCTGAAAGAGGGAGTGCCAGCGGTTCCGTTTGGCGCTGCTAAAAATTGATTTGCGGTTTTGCTTCCATACGGGTTTTGAGTGTCTCCATATGCGCTTTCTAAACTAATTGCCGGAGTCGCACCGCCAGAAGAAGAAACCGGAGAGGTTCCTGTTACCGAAGTAACGCCAACAGACACGTCTCCGCTTCCAAGAAGAGATGTGCCGCCAACTGTTTTAATGTTTGTTCCGCTTACAAGAGCTGCTTGTTTGGAATTAAAAGTAGACCAGTCGGTTGAAGACAAGAACCCAGACACGGAGGAAGAGGATTGTTTTACTTGAATAGAGGTTCCAGATCCAATGACCGAACCAGTCCCACCAGTAATAGTCAAAACAGAAGAGGTACTTTCTGTTAAGTTTCCCTTGGTGAGCGTGGGTTCAAACCCAGTTATCGATCCCCAAGAGGCTGTTGTTCCATTTGTGGTTAAATACTTTCCAGAATTTCCGCTTTGAGAAGGAAGAGATCCTCCTCCGCCGCCGCCCGATGCATCCGCCCACACGGGGACGCCGCCAGAAAGGGTTAATACCTGACCGTTGGTTCCAGAAATGGAAAGATTTTGAAGGTTTACGTCCGCCTTGCCTTTTAATGCTTCAAAAACAGCTTCAGAGCTTGGGAGCGCGGTTGTTTCGTTGTCTGTTACTGTTTGACTTGGCGGTTTGTAAGCCATCTTTTTCCTCTACAAAATTATAAACCCTGATCTCCCAGCTGTGGCAATCGACACGCACAGCTGGGAAACCATGCCCCCCTCTTATCGAGAGGGGGGCACCATGCATTACATGATTAACCACTTAGAGCCGTCGCAGAAAAACTCTGCCGACTCATAAGGCATCTTCATCTCGAAGCTGCCAGCTCCGTCCACTTGTTGACCGGACTGAGCAGAAACCGTGATGAAGTTTCCGCCAGCCGAGGACGAGCCGTCATCTTTAACTTTGAAGAATCGACCGCTGTTAGAAGTGGCGGAAGGAAGGGTCAATGTGACCGAACCGCCGCTGACGCTAACTTTAGCGACTCTAAGTCCTGCGTGCGCTCCACCAAAGTCGATAGACACGCTTGAGGAAATGCTCATCACTCCTCCAGCATAGCTTTCAACTTTTCCTTGAACGTGCGACTTTGCAGCAGACACGCTCATGGCTTGATCTGTTTCAGATCCAGAAGAGCTGTTTACAACAGCAGCACTTCTTGCTCTGGCATCGGTGTGGTACAGGTTCGACCCTTCGGCCAAATTTGAAGTCGATTTGGCAGAAAGAGCGCTGTCGAACCTTGCTTGTGTATAGTACAGGTTCGAGGAACCTTCCTCGATGTCATCCGTATCAAGTGCGTTAATTGCATTGTTTACGAAAGACTCAAGGGCGTATCCAGTAATAGCGCTTGAGATTTCTCCAGAAATATAACTCTTTGCTGCCGAAACCGACATTGCTTGGTCGGACTCGTTTCCAGCAGAGCTATTTACGACAGCAGCTTGTCTGGCTCTTGCAGTCGTGTGGTACTGGTTTGAACCCTCAGCCAAGTCAGAGGTTGATTTTGCACCTAATGCAGAATCAAATCTTGCTTGAGTGTAATAAAGGTTTGAACCTTCGCTTAAGTTAGAGGTCGATTTTGCGCTGAAAGCAGAATCGAATCTAGCTTGAGTGTAGTACAGGCGGCTGCCTTCTTCGATGTCGCTTGTTGAGAGCAAATCAATTTGCGCTCCAACATAGCTTTTTGCTGCGCTGACAGACATGGCTTGATCGGTCTCAGTTCCAGAGGAGCTGTTGACCACGGCAGCTTGTCTAGCTCTTGCTTGCGTGTGATACAGGTTTGAGCTTCCCTCAGCTACTTGATCAGTTCCAAGAAGAACAGATCCGGTCTGTCCGTTTACGGAAGTGACATAACCAGCAGCGGTTAATTCTTGCCAAGCCGAGCCGTCGTAGATCCAGCTTTTTCCTGTGTCTTGAACGATAGCAACATCGCCCTCTTGAACGCTTAAAGCGTCACGGGCAGCGTTGTTTGCTACAACGTGAACGTCAACGAGTGCAAGTGCTGGGATTTGGCTACTAGGAATTTTTCCTGAGCCATCAAGCTCAGCAAGTCCGTTAGCACTTCCCTTTAATGAGCTGTTTAGTTTGAGATCCAAAGCATCTTGCACAGCTTTTTGTGAAGGAGCTTTGTCGGTAGCAGACCCGATAGAGTTATCAACTACCGCTTGTTTTGCGCGAGCCGCACTGAAGAACAGGTTACTACTGCCTTCAATGAGCACGTCGGTATTTTTAATAAATGCCATTTACCTTTTCCTTTATTTGATTGCCCAGTACGAGCCACGAGATACGCATTCAATGCTTTCTCTGTTTCTCAACTGGAAATTTAAAGATCCATCAATGAGGGCCCCATCGCTCCCACTGACAGTGATGACAGCGCCGGACTCCCCAAGCTCGTCTTTGATGACAAAGACCTGTCCCACTTCGCAAGAAGCAAGACTTGGCAATGTCACGGAGATAGAGGAACTAGAGCTGCACCCAATATAATAATCGGAAGAAGAAATAATTGCATTAGCGGTTACTGTTCTTGAGTTTAAAACAAGCTTACCGCCGAGCGAAACAAAGGCTTGATAAAGATCGGTTTGATCGGAAACGGTTCCAGCTATTTGACCCCAAGTTACCGTGTTTGATTGACTTCCGATGATATCGGAAGAAAGAGAGTCGAAATCTTCAAGTCGCTGCTGCACCCTATAAACTAGGGCTACCGGATAGGAGGCTGGAGCTTGGCTAAAGGAATAGTTTCCTTGTGCATCAAAAGTGGTTGTTACAACGGCCCCAAGGGCCGTAACCACTGGCTCAAAAGTTGGTTTGCCAGCAGAAACTTTAGAGACAGAAGCGTCTGTCGTTCCGCCAAAGTCGTCTAAAACAACGCTTGAGGCTAAAGGAAGCGTAACGGTGCCGGACGTTCCAGAGTTAACAATGACAAATCTTGTGGAGCGTACAACCTTGTCGCCAAGACTTGATATACCGACCCATGTACCCCCGCCGCCAATCATCAGCTACCGCCTTCCATAAGGTAGCAAGTACCCGATGAAACTCCGTCTGCTGCTACAACGCTCATTTTTACTCCTGGCTTTACTCCAAAAACCAGGTAAATGCCGCCAGGAACAAAAATCTTTCCAACCCCAGCAACGGGGGCCGCACCAAAATCTACATAAACGTCTTTGGTGCAAAACAAACTGACCAGAGTGGTTGTTTCGTGCATCGTTGCTGAAAGGGCTGGGCTTCCAGTAAATGAAATTCTTTGATTAATGGAGTTGCTTGCCATAATAACTGGCAGCTCCCTCCTTGGATCGTATGAAGTTGAAAAAGCTCCGCTACTCATTTCTGTCTACCCCCCTTGTGGAATAGTATAACCGCTAAACTGACTAATTAAATCGGTCAAACCGTTTTTATCCTTGGTGTTTACCTGACTCATGTCCTTTGCTGCTTGTGCTCCTTGTTGAGCCATGGCCACTTGCTGCATTTGAGCTTGTTGCTGCGCTCGTTGCTGTCTTATTAGCGCTACTCTTTCGTCTGGAACAATCAGCTCTGGATCAACACCCAACATTTCTGAATAAACATCGGCCCATTTATCCGTATCAAATTTATCTAAAACGTCCGGCCTTGCCTGGGCAACAGCCCCGATGGTTGTAATAAATCTGTCTACCGCATTTGTTCCAACAGCTCTTTGAGCTTGAGCAAGCATAGAAACAAACTCCACATTAATTTCTTGGCCTTGCAGCTCTTCTGGTGGAGTCGGCACGATGCCAGCGCGGATCATTTTATCAAAGGTAATGTTAATAAGTGGATCTAAAAGTTCGTTATGAAGTCTTTCTAATACGGGTCCCAGCATTAGAAGCTTTTCTTCATGTCTTTCTGCGACTTCGGTAGCGGTCATAGCGCTTGTTGGGGCTTGAGAGAGCATGAGAAAGAGGTCTGCATAGAAGGTGGAGTTGATGCGGGTTCTAACATCTTGAATGTCCATAAGCAGGTGATTTAAGTCAAGCGCTACTTCAAACATGGTGCGAATGCCGCCTTGAGCGGTCGCATCTACAAAACTAAGTCCGCCTGGAAGAGAGTCCACATCTCGATTTTTCATCGAGGTCGGTATCTGGAGCGGCGGCTTAGTCTTGTAGTCGATTGCTTCGGCTTTTCTAAGCTGCTCGTGTTGGAGCTGCTTAACGTCTCCCAGCGCTTCCATTCCTGGAGACGAGCCGTACACGTCTCCCCCGATTAAACTCCACCGCGGACAGACCGCAGGAAACTTCTCAAACCCGCTTTCAGAGAGGAACTCTTCGCCGTCACGGTCCCTGCCAAGTTCAAAATAGACGCTTTTGAACGCCATGTTTTTTGAGTCCTTTTTTTTCGGATCTCTATCTTCTCTTGGTTCGATGGCATGAACGATTGTGACGTCAACATCGAGGTTCCCCCTATCAAATAAATTTCTAACGTGCTTAGAGCAGTTGTCGTAGCCAAACTCTTTCACAAGCTCTGCGACCGTTTTATCAAACTCCCTGTAAAGACAGTCCACTTCGCCACGGAAGTTTTGCGCTAAGCAAAACTCTCCGATTGTGAGGGTGTAGTGTCGAATCACAGAATTAAAATCATCCATGATAACCGCGGCGCCTGTTCCAAAAGCGCCTAGTTCTTCGTAAATAGAATGAAGTGATCGATAGGTGTTTGAGCGCTGAAAGATTGTGAGCATGAGTTTTGTAACTTCATTGAGCCACACTTTTACTGGCCCATACTTCATTAGCTCACTGTCAGCGGTCGCAAGCTTAAACCAGGGTCTAGCAGGGCTAGTCATTCCAGCCATCATGCCCGCTGCCAAAACTCGAAGGGCTCTTGTGCCAGTAGAGTCGTAAATGGCGTTATGGCGCCTTTGACCCATGTTTTTGTCTTGAACAAAAAACCTTCCAGATCTTGGGATAAGATAGTCGCTAATTTCTTTCCAATGCGAAACGTAGCTTGAGCGCTCGGTCTTTAGCTGTCCAAAGCGCTTGTAGTAGTCCGATTGGTATAATTTTTTCATTAAGATCCTAGTAGGGAATTTCTTCCAAGAGAAAGTGCGCCCATATCAACCCCCATGGGACCAGTCAGGGAAGTAGAGCCAACGTCTCCCTTTTTGGGTCCGTAGAGCATACTTGCTGGATCAAACCTTTTTGTTCTTTGCGCTGTGGAGTTTAGCTGGTCTTCTTGTTGCTTTGCCATTTTCTCGGCTTGTGCTGACTGCTCGGCGGCCTGTTTGTTTGCCTCCGTCTGCATTTCGCTCATTTTAACTGCTGAATAAGCCGTTGCTCCGACCCCAAGTGCTGCGAGTCCATATCCAACTGCTGCTGGCGCACACATAAAACCTTACCCCCTTATGTTCTCATAGGGATCGTAGCTGCGACGATTAAGATCCCTTGCTCCCTCAAGAATTGATTTCACATAGTTTGCCTTGGGTGTGTCTATTAACGCAAGCACATAAGCACTTGCAAAGTCAGGCGAACGACCAATCCTTTTAATTATATCTTCACGACCTTCAACTTTAATAGAACTTCCCTGTAAACTCCACACCGGAGCGCATAAATCTGATCTCAAGCGATTGTCGGGAGGTAGGCTCACCGCTTCATTGTTTGCAGGATCAAGGGCCTCTCTCATTCTCCACCACAGCTCAGATCTTAAATTGAAGAAAGCAAGGCGTCCTGACTTGTCTAGAGCCAAGCTTTTTTCTGCGACGTTAACGCCTATCACGTGCTGACGGTTTACATTCAAGAAGTCGTATGGGCTTGATCCAACGCCTATCACGTCGATATGGATTGGGGCTCGGTCTCTTAGAGCGCTTATCACAAGCCCTGCGACCTTTGGCCCATCGGGTGTCTGGTTGCCAGGATAGACCAAGGGCTCGTCGAAGTAGGCACCATAGCGTCGTGCTATCACGGTCGAGTCTTTGCCTCCACGAGCGACGTCGACCCCCATCGCACTCATCTCAGGTTTCTTGTCTAGTTTAACCCATCTATCCATAGCCTGATCGACCCACTTCGTTGGGATAACCTGCCAAGGATCGTCTTCCATGCCAGCGGTGAAGTCCCCATAGAGCATCTGGGATCTCAAGGGCTCAGGGAGTGACTGCAGCGTTGAGAGATAGCCCGTGCCCATGAGATAGGGGTTATCGGTCACACGCGATGGGATAAACGTCCTACTCATCGGCTGGATAGTTTCCCCATTGTGCGTGAAGGGCTCACGGCTCTCGACTTCTACGTCTTTCCCGTCCACGGTCGCAAAAAACCTAAGCTCCCCTGCCTTTGCAGGGCGTGGGTGTTTACTGTCAAGCCAAGGCCCGAAGAAGTCCACTATCCATCTGCCGTCCGCAGTCGTGGGCGGGTTAAAAGTGAGTAGGGCTTGGCACTTCTGATTGGGATCGGTCGTCCTAAGCCAGCCTAAGAGAAAGCGTACCTGACGCTCTAAGAAGTTCGCTGCCTCATCGAATACGAGTAGGTCGTGCGGTCGTCCCTGATACTTGGTCTCGTCGCCTAGATTGGGGAGGGAGCCGAACTCTATCTGCCTATCTCTCATCCGCCAAATCTTCTCTTGACCGTTATAGCCGTCTCGAGTCTTCACGATCTCTGTCAATCGGTCTACTACTGAGGATAGCTGCGTGGCCTCTCGTCTTAGGATCATGATTCGCTTGTGCTTTGTGAGGGCTTTGCCACAAGCCAAGTCCGTCTTCCCCCCTCCCGCAGCGCCTCCATAGCCAACGATGTCAGCTTCACTCTCAAAGGCCATGGTCTGAGGGCCAGGGAGCGGTCGCCACTTGAGTGCGTCTTTCGAGAGGATCTTATCTATCTCTGCTTTTTCCTCTGGGGTTAAGTAGGGGAGAAGTTCTTTTATCTCACTTGGGTTCATTGGCTTTCCGAGCCTTTGCAGCCTCAAGGATAGATGCTAGTTTAGCCGCAGCCTCGGTCTCTGAAAACTCAATGGGCCCGCCTTCTTTCCCAGACAGCTCGGTCGCTATGGGGATAAGCTTAGAGGCCAAGCGGTAAAACTCAGTGGGATTTCTTATCCCCCAGTCGTGGAGGTTAACCCCCTCGTGGCGTTGCAGCTCTTCAAAGGCAGCTTGAAAGCCGTCTCTGACACTCTTGGTCAGCTTGTTTTTGGCTCCCTTTGGTCTTCCAAGTCCAGCTCTGGGAGGTCGATAACCTTTTTTTTGACCCATATGTATAACCTTTGGTTTTCCGCCCTTTCACGCTCGTTTAAACGCGAAAAAACAGTGTTATTAACTCAATTCTCTGTCAATTATATCGTTTTCTTTCAGTATACACTTTATTTGTATTTTAAACGCGGCACTCCCATGCGTGCATCTCACGCAGCGTCAATGTTTTCAATTAAAATCTCAATTCTAGGACACGTCTTGTCAACGTCCATTTTTTTCACATCCAAGTGATGCACCAAGCTGTCGTCCTGCCACACTTGAGCCTTGGTAAGCGCATCTTCGATCACTTTTAAAAGGTTCGTTAAATCCCTCTTTCTCTTATCAGGGGGGAATACCAGCATCGTCACCTTTAACGCGCAGCTCAGACCAACGTCGCACGAATTTGAGGCCACTGTATATGCGACCGCATTGTAGTATTCGCGTGCCTTGGGGACGAGATATACAGCTCTGCCTGATCGTTTCCATATGTGGTTTCCTGAGACGTACGGGAATGGGATAGTTAAGCCCAATTTAATCACGTTGAGAATTTCCATGGGTGAACTGAGCCTATAACGAAAAATAGGCATCGAAAACAAAAAGAAAAAAAATAGATAAGAAAAACCCCCCGAAGGGAAGGGTTTTTCGATAGAGACGCAAAAACAAAAAAAAAGAATTCGATCTGTACATAGATCACTAGATCTTAAACACTGTTTAACAGTGTTTAAGATCTTATATAGATCGCTCGCTTTTTTTTTAAAAAAGCTCGCGTCTCTGCCTATCGCCAGAATTATCATGTATTTATCACTTTGTCTAGATCTGTATTGTTCTTATACAGGGAAACAAAGGGAGACAATGGGTACAATCCATGCATGGGCTCTTGTGTCAAGTGAGCGCTTATGCTCACTGTAACTAGAGGTGAGAGAGTATGGATAAGAAGGTTATAGATCAGATTCAAGAGTTACTGACTTTAAGAGATCGAGTTGAGCGCACCGATTTCGTGGCTGGGAATATATACAGGCGACGACACGAGACGCTGTTAAAAGATATTAAAACAGAGCTTTTAAATGGAACTGGATCAGTCTTATCAGTCTTAATTGACGTGAAAAACAGCGCTGGGTTTTTCACTGAGTTAAGCCCATTCGAATACATTGAAGTCGATCACGAGCTGCCTGTCCTTAAAGTAGATCAGACCGACGCTGAGCTGTTATTTAACCTCGTCCAAGTTAAATCAAAGATCGCAGAAGAATACCGCTCAGCTATCCTGAAAGTTATCGATTATCGTCTGAGCGTCCTAAAGTCAAAAATATAACAAAAACAATTATTTAAAAGGTGATATATGAGCGACACAAAAACAAAAAGAGTTAAGCACGTTTTCCAGGACTTTAGCCAAGTTATCCACTTATGGGCGAATCAGGCTCAGGATTGGGCAGGGACGCCTACTATAACCTCGTCTCAGTATGAGTGTTATCACTTAGGCGGTCGAAGGTGCCACTTCGAGGGGACGAGCCTGTACTCGTACTCCACGCGCATCGGTGAGATTGGGAGCTATAACGGTCGAAAGGTCGCACTTATCAGCGACAAGACGTACTCAAAAACGACCTCCCAGCAACAGTCTACCGCCATGTTCGCCTTTGGGGACGATTGGATCGTCCTTGAGGCACCTGAGCTATCCTTCACCCGAGAAAACATCGAGGCGGCCCTTTTAAAACGTCAGGACGGCATCGTGACGGATCTCATGCTACCCTTTCAGAGCCGCACCTGGTATCTAGGCGACAGTGTTCAAAATCAGCTCGACGAAAAAATGAGACTGATAGAACTATTTAACTCAGACGCAAAGGCGCTTGGGTTTTCTCACCTAGTTGTCGACGTGCCAAAGGACTTTCAGGACGTGTGGCTGGAGAGGCTTCTTTTTTTGACAGAAAAAACAGCGAAAGAGTACCGAGAAAAAATAGAGGCTCGTGAGGCCGAATACCGAGCACAAAGGCTAGAGCGCTATGGTGAGCCTTATGCTGAATACCTTAAGCTGAGCGACGATAAGCGTCAGGAATATCTAGAGAAAGCATGGATAGAGACGGGTAACTTTCCTTTTGGCGAATACTTAGACTCCGAAGTCGCTCTAGTTCGCGTCCGTGGTGGGAATACCATTTGTACGAGCCACGGTGCCGAAGTGAGCCTATCCGATGCCAAGCTGTTTTTATCAGCGCTCAAAAATAAACAGATCAAAAAAGGCGATAAAGTAGGGCCCTTCACCTTTGAAAGTCTCAAAGGCGACGTGCTCACCATTGGGTGCCACACACTATCTCTAAAACAGTGTCGAGAGGTCGTATTTAGACACGCAGAGGAAAAAAGTCAGTCAGTCGTGTCCAACGTCGTGTCTCTCTTTGGGGGTGCGCGATGAGACGCTATCCTTCAATTCGACGCTGCGAACACGGATCGTCCTACTGGATGGGAGGTCGCAGCTTATACGGACGTTATCAATGGGATGTTAAGTATTATGGGTGGATGGACGAGATAGAGCCGTCCTTTGTTATCGATCACTTTCTTGGAGCTGAGACGAAAGACGGTTATCAAGTTATCGACGAGATAGTAGGTCGTACGGTTAACTGTTTTTTTGAAGGGCGCTCTGGAGGCTGGCTTGTTATCGACACTGAGTTGACCGAAGACGAGCTGGAGCGGGTGGATGAATACATAGAAAAATCTATGAGAGATATACCAGTGCTTTTACATGATCTTCGAGAAGAATGGGATGGTGAAAAATGAAAAAGAAAAAAACAAAAAAGAAAAATAGGCCGATTTGTAAACAGGTTATTTACTACGTAGTAGAAGACGAAGAAGGCTTGTGGTTAAGCGATAGTGTCGACGAAAAAGACACGGTTATATCTAAGCACAAAAAACTAGAAGACGCTGAATGGGCGATATACAGGGAAGGATATTTGAGGGGTGAAAAATGAAAAAGAAAAAAACAAAAAAGAAAAACAAGCCGCCCTATGGAGCTGTTATTTATAACGACAAGAGCGGTGAGATCATGGAGCTGATAGCGTTTAGGAGCCTAGACGAGCTGGTTCAATTTGTGTCCGAAGACGCTCCACAGCTCAAAAAAATAATGGGAGAAAAAAACACCGTTTACACCGTTTTTGAGATGAGGAAAGCCAAGAGCCTTGGTCTTCCTGTCTGCGACTTATAGCGACTTCTCTCTCACCGAGAAAGCGAAAGCCCCCTAGGTCTTAATTAAGAGACTTGGGGGGTTTTTGTTTATTAATCGTCCGATTCTCTGACACCCTATCTTAACCCCCAAGTCTCTTAAGACCTGTTTACACCACACAAGATCCTCTTTCACAAGCCTATAACGTCACCCAGTGACCGCCTTTGTCAGTTATCAACGTCCGCCCTCTCTCGTCTCCACGGATAGCTTGGCTTAACTGGAGCCGTGTATTCTTTCGGTATAAGGCTTGCACCGCATACTGACAGCATACGACGGCCCTCGTCGGTTATCCGATAGCCTGACTTTCGGTTCGCAGGGTCGATTTTTTCGAGCCATCCAAGCTTGGTGACTTTTTTCGCCATGGTGTGGGCCAACTTTTTTGAGACCAGTAAAGAGTCTGCGAGCCCTTGAATCGTTCCCGTTCCGCGTCCGAAAAATTCAACAATTTCTTTTGCTGTGATAGGGTTATCCTCAGAATCTAAGCCCACTTCGATCACTAAGCTTTTGATTTCTGGAACGATAATTGCGCTGGTTACTTCTTCTCCGTCTTGGATGCCGAGTTCGACCTTTTGTAGTCGATAGAATTTTTCGGCGCTCGTTTCCTCGTCTTTGAATTTCGTGTTTTTGACGTGAATGATCCCTGACTCGTCTCTAGTGATTTCAAATTCTGCATCAAGATTAGCAAAGAGACTAGAGGAACCACGAGCCCTTCCTTTGTCACCGTGTCCAGAGTGGTGAACGATTAAAATGTTGCAGCGATTGTACTTTCGAGAAAGACCTCGAAGGTTATTTAAAAACTCACCCATGTCCTTCGCTGTGTTTTCATCCCCTCCACTAAAACAAGTGGCGAGCGTGTCAATCACAATGAGTCTGGGCTTTTCTTGAGTCTTCTCAACCACAGTGTCGATGAAGTCAGTAAACTCTGCAATAGATTCTTGAGAGAGCACCTGCATGGCTTTACTCGACTTATAAAGCTTTGCTTGCTTCATATCAACTGCGTGGTGTTTCCCCCACGCAGCAAAACGTCTTGCAAGTCCAGCGTGCCCCTCTCCCGCAATGTAAAACACAGGCCCTTGCTTAACTGCACACTCAAAAAATGGTTTTCCTGTGGCCACACAGCACGCAAGGCTCACAGCAAAAAAACTCTTTCCGCTCGCAGGACTTCCAAAAATTTGCATAAGATATTCTTCAGGAAGAATATCTTTAACGAGCCACTGTGTCGGTTTTAAGTTTGTGATTAAGTCACCAACGCCAACAAAAAGCGGCTCGTCGCTTTCAAAAACACTCTTAGACGCAGCTTCAATATCTTCTTTTGTAGCGCCGGACTCAACCCAATCAGTCAAATCTTTTCCAGACTGGGGAACAGCAATTCTAATTTCTTTCGCCTTGTTAATGAGGGTGTTTATAACCCATTCAGAATGACGATGCCCAGCGGGATCATTATCAGGTACAACACATACACGAGCACCAATAAAGTAATTAGCGAACTCTCTGAACCACTTGTTTCCTTCTCCGCTATCTGCTCCCATAGGATTGCAAGTCGCCGCAACACCGATTCTTTCCGCCGTGTGGACATCTTTCTCCCCTTCTACAATATAAACAATTTCTCCACGCTTAATCGCATCTAATACGTTTGGAAGCCTATAAGGAACCCTCTTAATTCCACGAATGCCCCAAGATCCATCGCTTCCTCGTTGTCTAAAATCTTTTGGTTCAAACCGAATTGTTTCATAAAGCAGATTGCCTGTTTCGTCGGTGTATTTGTAAGTGTCTACAATTCTAGGCTCTCTTTGTTTTTGGTCTTCGTACCAAAGACCCCTTCCCTTTAATCCGGATATAACATTTTCTTGTGAACAACCAGCGTGACAATTAACAAGCATTTTTCCATTTTTGAAAGCAACAGAGAGCGACGATTTTTGGTCGTCGTGCGCAGGACACCTGCAACACCAGTCCACCCCAGAGCGTCTTGCTCCCCCAAGCTTTCTTGCAATTTCTTCAGCAGTAACCATTTTTCAACCCAATAAAGAAAAGCAAACAGGGCTTGTTGCTTGTTAAACGCATTTTTCCTTGAGGAGAAAAATCTACCCTGTTTGCTTAAGGTTCAAAAAATAGCAACACCCTCGGAGCAAAGTAAATGAAAAAAGAATTTTAAATATCGAAAAGATCTTTTACTGAAATTGACTTGTTGCGTTTTTTGGCGAGCGTTAAAATTGTTTTCCAGTGTTTTTGAGGAACTGTTTTGGAAAGCTTCCAGCGAGACACCGTGCTTGCGTTAATGCCAAGTTCCCTGCTGAGCGGGCGAACCCCACCAAACAACTCAATAACATTCTCAGCAGGGCTTTTGTGCTTTTTCATTTTAGGCTCTGACAGCTTTTTCAATGTCCTTTAGGCTTTCTTTTACAATCAGGTTAACGCTGCCTAATTGAACGTGAGTTTTGCCGCTTGGCAAAGTAACCACAGCCTGAATTGCTTCTGGCTTTACTAGGCTTTCGCTTTCCACCACTTCAACCGTGGCTTCTCCGTCTTCTGTTTCTTTTTTGTGCTCAAAAAGAGCTGTTAATTTAATCATGGTTTCCTCCCTGTGTTGCTATTTTTACATTGGCTTAAAAGGAAAAGTAAAGGATATTAAACACAAATAAATTTTGTTGAAAATTTAGCAACGCTTTGCTAAAAGTCAGTCTTTCCAAAAAACGAATGGGGAGAAGTTATGGAAATATCTAAGCTTGTTGATGACCTTATAGAGGCTAGAAAACAAGAAGCCATCGCCACGGCCAAGCGAATCGCAGTTGAAGAAGAAATTATTAAAGAGCTTGGACACAGGGAGGAGGGCTCTTCCTCGCACACGCTTCCCAGCGGAGCAAAGCTTGTGATAACCGGAAAAATAAATTACTCGATTTGCGATCGTTTTCTTTTTGAAAATCTCTGTCAAAAGCTTCCAGAAGATTTAAGACCAATTAAAATTGAAACCAAGATTGACGAAACCGTGGCCAAAAAACTAAGGGCCGAGAAAAAACACCTTTGGGAAATTATCGCACCAGCGATAACAACCAAACCAGCCAAGGTTAACGTGCAGGTTCGTGATTTTTTGTAGACCAACAAAGGAGAGTTATGTTTAGTTTTTTAATTATATCAATGGGGCTTTTTCCTCTGCCTCACGACTATAGATTTGAGATGTGCGAGTCTATGATTGTTTCTAAATACAGCGCATACAATCAGTGCTTTAACGACGATGTCGTGGTTGGATTTAGATGGGACGGAACACAGCCGCTTTTGACCTGTGGAAGGGTTAGAGTGCTGTGTCCAAGCAGAAGAGAAGAGGCTTAGGAGTTATTATGTTTGATCTATCAGCAGTTAAAAAAACAAAAAAAGCAAAGGCACCCAAAATAGTTTTGGCGGGGCCTGGAAAAATTGGAAAGACCACGTTTGCGGCAAGCGCTCCAGGCGCTATTGGGATCTTGACCGAAGACGGAGCGCACCACGTTGATGCGAGCGCCTTTCCGCTCTGCACTTCTTTAAGCGATGTTTACGAGTGTGTGTCGACACTCTTAAACGAAAAGCACGAATACAAAACAGTGTTTTTGGATTCGCTAGACTGGCTTGAGCCAATGCTTCATCAAAAGGTTTGCAAAGACAACAACTGGGACTCTATCGAGAGTCCTGGCTACGGAAAGGGATACGTTGCAGCGCTTGAGGAGTGGAGAGTTCTTCTTTCCGGATTTGATGCATTAAGAGATCAAAAGGGAATGACCGTTATTCTTATTGCCCACGACAAGATTAAGCACATTGATAACCCGATGAACGAAGGTTACGACGCCTACTCTTTAAAGCTACACGACAAAGCTTCTTCGCTAGTAATTGAGTGGGCTGATATTGTGGGCTTTGCAAACCACAAGGTTTTGACCAAAACCAGTGAGGCTGGTTTTGGACAGAAAGAAACAAAGGCCATTTCCACAGGAGAAAGGGTTCTTTACTTAGAGCCACACGCCGCACACTGTGCTGGCAACAGGCTTGGATTAAAGAACACCACTCTTTCTTGGAAGGCCCTTGAGCAACAATTAACCCAAGTAAACTAAGGAACAACAATGCCGACAATTAATTTTCCGTTGGACGAAATAACAATGCCGTCCACCTCATCTTATGAACCAATTCCAGAGGGTCGATATACTTGCGTGGTCACTTCAAGCGATCTTAAGCCGACAAAGTCTGGCAACGGCCACTACTTGCAGCTTGTGTTTGAAGTGCTAGAAGGTCCACACGCCGGAAGAAGAATTTACGAAAGATTAAATATTGATAACCCAAACAAAAAAGCGGTTAACATTGCAAGGCGAGCGATGACAGAGCTGTGTGCTGTGGTTGGCATTGTTGGAGAGCTAAAAGACACAGAAGAGCTGCACAATGTGCCCGTGGCGGTAGACGTGGTAATAGAAGAGGGCAGAAACGGGTACGGTCCAAGCAATAAAATCGTGGGTTATGATACGACTTCTGCTGCGGTTGCGGTCGCTTCTCCCCAAGAAGTTGCCAAACCAAAAACTGTGCCTAAGACGAGCGCAGCAGACACTAAAGCTTCTAACAATGGCTTGCCGCCTTGGGTGAAGTGAAGTGAAAAACCATAGGCCCTGTCATCCGGATACCGTAGCCGGACTCATTTTTGAAAGCTATGAAAAGCTTTTTAAAGCTCCTAGGCCCCATCTTGGAGCAAGTGAGATTGGTAAGCCATGCGACAGGGCCCTATGGTATTCGTTTAGGTGGGCCACAGACAAAAAACACTCTGGAAGAATCTTAAGACTGTTTGACAGGGGGGTTCGGGCCGAAGAAAGGTTTTTTGAAGAGCTAAAACGAATTGGCGCTACTGTCTACGAAAGAGATCCAAAAACAAACGAACAAATTAAATTTGAGACTCACGGCGGTCACTTCGGCGGATCTTGTGATGCGGTAGCAAAGGGCATTCCATACGAGACAGACAAGTGGGCAATCGTCGAGTGTAAAACCCACTCTGCTAGAAGTTTTGCTGAGCTTGTTAAGCTTGGAGTAAAGGCCGCAAAACCAGAGCACTACGTTCAAATGCAAATTTACATGGGGTTATCAAAGGGCATTGAGCGAGCTTTATACATTGCGGAGAATAAAGACACTGACGATTTGTACGATGAGTGGATTAGGTTTGATGGGGACACGTTTAAGGCTTATGTAGAGAGGGCAAAAAGAATCATAGAAATGAGCGCTCCGCCCCCTGGCGTTTCCGAAGATCCCAGCTGGTATCAGTGCAAATTTTGCGATCATAAAGACATTTGCCACAAGAAAAAGGCAGCTGAAAAAAACTGTAGGACGTGCGCTTTTTCTACCCCAAAACAAGAGGGCGGGTGGGCCTGTTCATCAAAGTCAAAAGATCTTGAGGTGGAAGCGCAAATAGCAGCCTGTGATGATCATTTGTTTATTCCTCCGCTTATTTCTTTTGCTTATCCAATAGACAGCGGAGAAGGTTTTGTTTTGTACGAAACAAACACAAAAACACAGTTTGCAAACATTGTTGAGGGGGTTGAAACGGAGTGGGTCTCTTATTGCTCCTCAGAGCTTTCTGGAGCGATGAAAGAAAGCATAGAAAACGAAAGCGTTCAAATGCTTAAAGGTTTGGGTGCGACGCTTACAAAGGACACTTAATGGTTTTTGACATATACAAAGGATCAAAAAGCGACGAGTGGGAGACGCCACAAGCTTTGATTGATTTTTTAAATCGTGGTTATAAGTTTTCGTTTGATCTTGCAGCCAGTGAAAAAAACGCAAAGTTTCCAATGTATTTTACAAAAGAAAACGACGCACTTTCCAAGCCGTGGAACAAGATTAAAGGCACCGCATGGATGAACCCTCCATTTTCTCTAGCCAAAGAGTTTTTTAAAAAGGCCGCCGAAAGCAAAAACAGAATCATTGCTATTTATAAGTCAGCAAACATGGAAACCGAAGTGTGGCAAAAATATATTTTTCCATTCGCCAAGGTTCATGTCCTTTCCAAAAGACTCAACTATGTGACAGACGGGGAAGAAAAAAGCGGCGTCACATTTGGCTCCGCTCTTATTTTTTATCGAGTTCCTCCTAGGGCTGTGTGGTTGCCAGAGGGGACGACTCTGGTTAAAGTTTTAAGATGAACGAAGAGAAGATGAACCAATTAGAAGAGGAAGCCGTTTACATTATTCAGCAGCTTCGTTTGTCTTGCTCTGACGAGCGAGGAAACTGTATTTACGACGACGACTTAAAAGAGTTAATGAATATTATGTATTCTTTTACAGCGGAGATTAGAAAGTACAAATGGGCGAAGAGCAAACACTCAACAGGCGAGACGATGCACTAATGACAGACGAAGAGTTACAGGAAATAGAGCACAGAATTAAAAGCGCCACTCCTGGTCCGTGGCGTGTCGCAAACTTTAAGCCGCCAAGGTACAAGGTTCCCTATTCTAGAATTGCGGAAGTTGGTTGCGTTTACATAGACTCCACCTATCCAAACGATATTTTGATAGATGACGAAAAGAACGCTCAGTTTATTGTTAATTGCAGGGAAGATATTGAAAAGCTTCTAAAAGAAACCAAACAACTCAGAGAACTTCTTTCCAATTTAAAGAACGTGGTAAAAATTAAATAGCGTTGCGTTACCTAGATTTTGCCTTTTGGGTTCATAATTGTTGTAATGCCAAAAGACAAAGATCACAGGCCCACTGAACAAGAGCCAGGACACCTTTTTCTTTGGCACCCGCAAGCCATCGTCTCACCAGACAAGATGCCTACCATGGGCCTTTATCAAAAAGGATACCCCGAGGGAGCGGTGATTCACTATACAGCTGGCCCCTATAAAAGAGGGGTCGAGGACGCTATCGACTGTATCAGGCATGGGATCATGGAAGAATACACCTATCTCTGCATTGGTTACGATGGCACACTCGTCCAAGCCCATCCACTCAACGAGTGGGGGTATCATGCCGGACAGAGCTACTGGCCTGGGCTTGGCAAATCTTTGTCGTCCAAACTAATCGGCATTGAGCTGTGCTCTGCTGGAAGGGTAGAGAAACAAGCTGACGGCACGTTCAAGTCGTGGTGGGGCGAGACCATACCGGAGAAGCAGGTTCGATTTGTTGATCAAAAATACGGATCTGAAGAGGGCTATTATCATGCGTTTAGCTTAGTGCAAGAGCAAGCTCTGTGGAGCTTGCTTGTTTGGCTCTATGGAAACGATCCTGGGCAAAGGTTTAAGTTTGAGAATGTTTTAGGACACCACGAGATTGCTGGCAAAAACGCCCACGGCGGCTTTAGAAAGACCGATCCAGGGGGTAGCCTATCTTTGTCTATGGAGATGCTAAGAACGGGCCTTAAATTCTATTCTGAGGCACACCTTGGGGAAGGCTTTAACGGCTTCGAGATCTAGTCTTGTTCATTTTGTCTATTCGATGCAGCGCTTCTTTAACTTGCTCTAAACGACACTGACTTTTCTTAGCTTCGCACAAGGACTCAATGGCAGTTTTTACTCTGGCAAAATCACGAGAAGAGGCGCAGAGGGCTGGTCCCTTTTCTTCGTTTATCTCTGCTGTTTTTGGATCGTCTGCTTGAGCCTCTAAAAAATGTATCCATTCCTTGTCATTCATTTCTCTGTTTTTTTCAGACACAGAGTTTTGACAAATTGCTCCATATCCAGGCATGGGGCTACACCACTCAACGTCTGGAATGGTAACTGTGTTTACACAGCTACTTGTCAGAAACAGAATAGCGAACGAGAAAGGCCATTCTTTTTTTAGCCATTTCGAGCGCTTTCTTTTTTTGTATGTCTGTTGCATTAGGATCTTCCTGCATCGCCTTAAGTGACTGAACCTCTTTGTCGAATGCCTTTTGATTTTCGTTATTAATAAACTCAAACCTGTAAAACTTTACGACCTCTTTTTGATAGTCGTAAAACATTCTAGCAAACCTCATGAGAAGCTCGGTAGCGAGGGCGGCTATGGGACCAAAGCTAAGAAGTGGGATCATCACGAGAAGTCTTCTAATGACTTCTCGTGCGATCACGTCAAAAACTAGATCTTTAAAAAGATCGTTCACTTCTTTTTCTTCTCTCTTTTCTTGGGTTCTTTTTGTTCGTTTGGAACTATTTCTTGTGGCTGTTTTTCTACTACTAGCTTTTTGTAAAGCTCAAAGCCGAACACTTGCAGCGCTGCTAGGGTGGAGGAGTGGGCAAGGGCTGAACCGACAGCCATTCCCTGGGTCATCAATCCGACAACGCCGCCAACTAGGGTTAGCCCAGAAACGGCAAGCAGTCTAAATCGACCGCTTTTTTCTCCAAGTGGACTTCTTAAAAGAAGCATCATTGCTTGGACGACAGCTGCGACTATCGCCATAATGCTTAACTCTCCCTTGGTTAAGTCCATAATAATTTTTCCCCAATCCTCCGCAGCCGGAGGAATAATTTCCTCACCGAAAGCGGTTAGGGTAAACATAGCCATTAGTAAATATTTCATGGTTTCTCCTTGTCTTGTTTCGTATCGAGCTTATCTAAGATTTTATTTAGCATTTCTTTTATCTCTCTAGATAAGTCCTTAAGATCATCTCTTCTTGCGTATATTTCCGGCAATGCTTTTTCTATCTGCTTAATGTCTTTTCTAAGCACTTTCTGAGCATCCCAAACGGTGTGTACAAGCCAGCCCGAAAGGGTTCCAGCAATAGCAAACGCTATGTTTAAAAAAAATTGCATCTCTGCTTGTGCCATTGAATTAGTGTCTCACTCGTTGACAAAATTGCAACACTTATCTTTAACGCCTTAAGTCTTAATAATGTAGCTCATAGCAATGTTTGTTGGTCTTGTTTCCGATCCGGTTGCATCGCTTGCAAGGGTGGACGGACCAACTGATGGGTCTGAAGACCCATTAACAAGTCGTGGCGTCGCGTCCTGGTTTCCGTTTGATGTCATAGAAAAGTGAACTACGGAAACTCCAACACCCCTTCTGTTTGCTCTATAAAAACCCTGTGCTCCGTTTCCAAAGGTTGCGCTGGTGAAGTCTCTAATTCCAGTCATGCCAAGAGAGAAGTCGTTAGATGCTCCACCCCAGTTACCGTTAGAGGGGGCGCCAGTTACGATTGCGTCGATGCCGTGTCTATGGGCTGGTAGAAGAGTTGATTGCGCTTGAGAGCTTCTAATTGATCTTCCGGAGTCAACCCCAGCAGCTCCGCGAGCTGTCTGCATATTATCAACACCTCTAATAAACTGACCACGAAGATCTGGAACAGTAAAATTTCCAGAAAGAACTCCAAGCACAGCGGCAAGATCTGGATACTGAGTAGATGAGTATGTAGCCCCGTCACACATTAGCCATCCGGAAGGAGCTGCTATTCCAGCAAACGCAATCACAGATCCAGTTGGCGAGGTTCCAGACGTTAGTATTCCGCTTGCAAGCTTTGATGCCGTAACCGCTCCGTCAGCTATCTTTGGTGTGGTAACAGATCCATCTGCCATTTTAGATGAAGTCACAGACGCGTCCGCCATGCTTGAAGTGGTCACAGATCCAGTGTTTGGTGCGCCTAAAGTAAGCGTGCTTCCGATGACAACTTCCACGTTGTTAACGCCAGCAGACGGAGGAGCGCCAAGGGTGATGGTTGTTCCAGACAGCGAGTAAGCAGATTTGTTTTGATAAACTCCGTCTATGTAAACTTGAGTGTTTTCTTTTACTCCAGGAGCTACGCTCAAAGTAAATGAGTTTTGAGTTCCGTTTGCCGAAAAGCTATTTGTAATTACGTTTCCGCCAACCTGACCAAAATCAAGAGAAACCCATGTGTCTGGATTTCTGTCCGTGTCCGGAACAAGAGTTGTAGAAGATCCAAAAGCAGACAAAGACTTTTGAATCGAGCCATTGTCAAACACATCAGATCCAGATCTGTTAATCAATACAGCATTTCCAGATTGATCTTGTTTTTTAATTCCTATTGCAAACGATCCAATTAGATTAAGCGTTGATATCACAGGAAGCGTTATGGTTACGCTTCCTGCTGATGCGTCTACAACATACAGCTTTCCCTGAGAAGATTGAGAAAGGGTTGTATTTGAATTAATAAAAACTACGTCACTCCAAACAACACTGTCAGCCGTTGCCTGAATGCTAGACAGAGCGCTGTTTACGGAGTTGATTGCAGACTGTGCCTGATCTGCGTAATACTTTGCAGAATAAAGAGTTCCGTCAACCGTACCGGAAGTATAGCTTGCCCAGTCCTTTGCCGATCCTCCGCCAGTCTGACCTCTTCTTAAAACACCAACTGCATATTCTTTTGATGAATACTCGGAGGTTCCACCAACCGATCCGTCTGTTTTGATGGCCCAGTCTTCTGACAGCTCTGCGGAAGAGGCAGCGGATATGGCTGCGTTTTGAGCAACCTCAACGCTATCCACAAGAATTTCTGTTGTAGGCTCTCCGTCTTCATCAAAAGACAAAACCTTTCCAGCCCTCTGAAAAGCGGGCGGAAGCTCTTGCTTTAGGCTCTGAGCATCAGAGATAGGAAACCTAAGCCCCCTGTCTACCTGCTCTTTAATCTGCTGAGAGATAATGGTGAGCTTGTCTAAAGAGTCATTGATAACGGTGGGATAAAACCCTCCTTGGTTAGTAAGGTTTGTTGGTTGTAAAATTTCAACATCACTAGAGATGGTAAGCCTGTATCCTGAAGACAGGGCCGGACTAATTACAACCTTTCCGCCTGGGCTTACGTTTTGATCTTCACTTAATTCTACGTCATAATCTACATAAAGGGTTAGAACAGTTTCAGATCCAGTGGCAACGTCTTGTTTTATAACGTATAAATCTTGTTTTTGAAAAACTTTAAACCCAAAAACAAACTCAGTAGTAGATCCGTTTGTTAGGTAGGGACCAACTTTTCTAATTGTGCTAGATATACTCACAGCGTTTCTCCTTTAAAAATTATATCCTATCTTTTGGGGGGGCCCATAATTATAGAGCCAACGTTGTCTGTTTCCCCCTCTAAATATGCCTTAGTGCCATAGAAAGTTTTATACATTTGAACAGTGGGAAGCTTTAAGGAAACACCAAGAAGGGCGGTAGCAGACTTTGTTGTAGCCTCGTCCCACTCCCCGTCTGCCACGTCGTACCAAAAATTCATAAGCTCTTTAACAACTCTAGCCCCCGCTGGCCCACCGTATACGCTTTTCCTGTCTTCAAGACCAAGCGTGTAAGCAAGCGGAGACGATGCTTCTCTGATTAGTGGGAAGAAATTTATTTGATATAAAAGCATTTCTTTAAGAAGCTTTTTTTCCTCGTCCTCGTCGTCTTCCGGACCGCCCCAAAGGGCCTCTTTAAGCTTTATCGTTAACCACACCGGATATACAACAAGCGCAATATAGTCCATTCCAAACTTAAGGAATGTTTCAGGCCGCGCCTTATCTGTTTGTTTGTAAGACTTTACAAGCCTTTGATAGATTGGACCAAAGTAACCATAAAACATGGTGAAGAGCCTTTTAAAAGAATCTCCCTTTTGTATTCTTGCTTGGTCTTTTATTTCTCCGCCGCCTTGAAGCTCGATAACTCCCTGGTCTGCAAGGGCTATCGCTGTTTTTTCATCTTTTCCTAAAAGGAGATGTTTGTCGTATATTGTATTCCAGGTGACAGTGTCATTAATTCTCTGAGTAAAAATAGTAAGCATGAATATGTTTTCATCAACCAGCTGACTCCACTTAGACTTTCCTGCTATTTGCTGTCTTATTTCAGAAATGTCTCTGTCTTTTGTTAGGCCCCTTAACCTCATAAACTCTGACTTGGCTATGGTCCTTTTGTATAGTGCCACTGGACCGTTCTCGAAAAAATTTACATACTTTAAAAGCGATCTTGCAAAGTGTACCGGACCAACGGCCACTATAGCGTTTGTTGCACCAGTTAAGTTTTGAAGAGCATTGAATGGATTAAGACCGAGAACCATTCTGGTTGTTCCATACCTTAACTGATCCATTGCAACGTCCATCCATCCACGAGGGCCTCTTCTCTGACCAACTACTATGTCTTCTATGTGACCCTTAATCTCTCTATAAAACTCGTCTCCGTACTTTCTTGTTATCCCGTTTGCAATATCTCTGTTTTTAAAAATCTTGTTAGCGTCTATGGCCCACTCATGCCACGCAAGATCGTGAATAACATCTCCAAGACCGCTAAAAAGACCAGCCATGGTTAGCATCAACGGTCTGTCTTTTACTTGATCTTGTCGTTCTTGTTTAAACCCGTCTTTTGGTTTAACCGCAAACTGTGTTCCCTTAAGAAGCGTTTTTGCTTCTTGAGCGTCTAGCTGATTAAGAGCTGCTGGACTTGCTTTTGGATCGTAAACGATTGGATAGTAGCCGCCTTTATAAACACCATGTTTTGTAACTACTTTGCTGGGTTGAACCCATTTGGGTTCAACACCAACCACTCTTCTTTCTTTCTCTGCTACCAGCGGTCTAAGAGAATCCATTAAATCCCAAACAGCCTGAACCGCGTCCCACTCCTCTTTTGTAAGAGAATCTAATACGTCTTGTATTCCTTCTTGGGTCCACCCAAAAACTTTTGCTCCGTCTACTAAACGCTGCCTATTTCCTTCGTTACCCCAGTTAAGAGCAATAGCCATTCTGTTTTCCCAAGACAGGTCTTGTTTTAGCTTTTCAAAAAATTCTGTTTTTCTTAATGGATAAGGACCCACGTTTTTAGTGGTTAGCAGGTTTTCTAAAATCTTGTTTAATTTCTCTGAATACTCAAGCCTTAAAGAAGACTCTTTTGTTCCAGCAGAGTTCATTGGGGCTATGACATATTTGAAAAACGCTCCCCCATCCTCAAACAGATCTAGATCGCCTAAAAGACTCGCAAAGTTTCTGTGCTCAAGACCAGCAGCTTTAAAAAAGCTTTTTGCTTTTTGACTGGATTTGTTCAGTGTCATTATCTCAGAGTTTTCTTTCTGAGGTTTCTGATCCAGCTTCATCATCATTTCAGACTTGGCATCAATAAAGTCTACTGCTTCTTGGCTAGTCAAAAGAGTTAGCTCAGCTCTTGCTGAGTGCTCAATGCTTTTAAGAGCGTCTCTAACGCTTATCAATTCATCAATCGTGGCTTCTTTATAATTCTTTTTAGATGCGCTCTCTACAATTCTTCTGTCTACTTCCGGAAGAAGCTCGCTGTCTCTGTCTCTTTTTAACAACCACTCAGCCAGCGTTTCTCTGTCCTCGATGTATTTAAGCGGTCTTTTAACAAGCTCGTACTTATCAATGATGGCGTCTATCTGCTCTAAATATCCTTTTTGAGCTTTTCCGATTCTTCTTCTTTTTGTTCCTTCGGTAAAAGACTGTGCGTACTTTCTGATTTTCTCAGACTCTTTTACAGCCTTTGAAGACTCGATAAACAAGAAATGATTTAACAGCTCTTTTTCCTTTTGAGCCTTTGCTTCTTCATACTGACCTTTACTCATTGCTTGCATTGCAAGACGAGAGGCTTTTTGCTCGGCTCTTAGGTAAGTATTTGGATAAAGATCCATGATAGCTTTTTCGCTAACAAGCCTTCTAGCAGCTTCTCTAAAAGCAGACTGAGGAGGGCTCTTTACAGCGCTTCTTTGCGCTGCTCTTTGTGGAGCTGTCAGCCTTCTGGTTTCTTTTATCTTGTTTTCGATGATTCTAAGTTCAGTAGCCAATACCTCTTCTCTTGCCTCGTTGTGCATGGCAAGCATCGCCTCTTCCACAATGCTTCCGTCAGACATAATGTCGCCATTTCTCTCCTTCATTATTCTGTCGGTGTTTTCAGAGACGTATGCTTTTTCGTCAGGAATGTTTATTATGTCTTGCAGTAGTTCGTAGCCGTTTTCATATCCAAGATATGCAGCGGCCTCATCAGCGGTAGCATTTCCGTTTTTGTCGTAAATGCCTTTCTTCTTTCCTTTGATTTGTTTTTTAAGCTTTTCGTACCTGCTGTCTAAGTCGTCTTCATTTATTTTTAGTTCTACTTTTTCGGGGTTATTTCTGTCTGTTTTATCAGTAACAAACCCCTCAAGCAGAGAGTTAAGCGCTCTTACAGATCTGAGAGATTTGTACTTGTCTTCTACTTCTTTCTTAACAAGCTTTGTTTGCTCTTTCCATGCTACTTCTTTTTCTCGCTGCTTTTGCCGAATAAGCTTTGAAAGAATTTTCTCTTTGCCTCTATCAATAGAGGTTTTAAGATTTTCCACATATACTCGAAATTCGTCATCCGTAATACCAGCGTCCTGAGCAGAGCTAATAAGTCCGACATATTGTTCCTCATCTTTCATTTTATTGATTTGTTCTTCGCTTGCGTAAAGCCTGTCAAAAACATCTCGAACATCGTCGTTAAGCTTTACGTTAAGTGCCTTTGCACTCTTGTAAACAAAGTTAACTAGCCAAGCCTTGTACCTAGCAAACGCGGCTCTAAGACCGGACGAGGGGGCCCTGCCTTCACGAAGGTATGCTTCGTGGGCTCTAGCAAACATTTCGTGATGCTTTCGTTCTATCTTGCTTCTGTCCTTAACTCCCATCCAGCTAAGAATGGTTTGGAAGTCTTCTTTTAGCTTTGGGTTAGCGCCCTCTACCTCTGATGCGTCCGCGAGAAGCTCAAGATAATAATGACCAAGCTCATGAAGCAAAGTCGATAAGTCAGCCTTTAATAGACCAACGTCGAACTTTCTTTTCTTGGAGTTTGGATCAAAAGAAAAAGTGATAAACCCGTTTTCTGTGTCGTTTTTATCTTGAAACAGGGTCAAGCCTTCTAGGGCCTTTTGTTTAATCGTTGGAGTTATCGGTATTTCTTTTACAGCAAGCTTTCTATCTCCGCCTCCGGAAACAGTAGAGTCTGTTATCTTTGCCTCTTTATCTAGTTTAGAAACTACCTCTTTTGCTACCTTTGGAATGATAAAGTCATAGGAATATAACAACCCTTCTTTTCTTGGTTGTTTAAGGCCGCTAACTCCAGCTTGCATTTGCTCCCAAATCTTGTCTGTTACTCTTTGTGCCGATCTTGGTTTGTTTGGCATCGCATCAAATACAATGTCTCGAACCTCCTCAAAAGAAGAAACTATTTGTCCTCTGTCTCTTACCGACCTAATCAAATCATCAATCGTTTCTATTGTTTCGTTTCTTCCAAGGCTTAGATTATTGCTTATAATAAAAAAGTTTTTAGATTTAACAGATTCAATTTCTTTTTCTAATTTTATTATTTTATTAAGATCCGTTTCTTCGGAAATATCATTGTTAGATTGATTAAAAAAATCAGAAACAAATTTAGATTTTTCTTTATTTGATAAACTGACAATTTCGTTTACGTCCGGATTGCTAAAAAAAACATCAGAAAATCTTTTTACAAATTCTTCTACGCTAAACGGAGAAAAGCCACGCTCTCCAGAGCTGGCAGCGTCTTCATATAGAGATGATTTTGTTCGAGACATTGATTCTGATATTAGTTTCTTAATCCCATTGCTTTGTATGTTTTCGTGAATTTTTTTAGGAAGATTGTCATATATTCTATTAAAAATATAAGATGGAGCAGACAAATCATCCGTTTGCTTATTGTTGTATAGCGTTTCAGAAATAGATCTTATAATTTCATCACTAAAATCTTGTGGGGTTTGTTTCGGTGTCATCCACGCAATGTTTTCTGTTCCCCATCTTTCATATTGAATCTGTCCTGGTCCAAGAGCCACAGCGTCATGTCCTTCTCTCGCTGCTACAATCAATAATTTTTTAATGGCAAGACCAGTCCATGCGTCAGTAGTTGTATAAGGAACTTTTACGTCAGCAACCGTTCCTTCTCGAACTTTCTGCATTAGATCAGATTGAATTTCCTCGACGTATAAAACTTTTTTTCCGTTATCATCAATTCTGTCTGTGGTTCTTACGAAAAGAAGAATGTTGTTTTCGTCGAAATGATCGTAGTTTTTGTCTATCAGATTTGGAAGTTTTAAAACAAATTCTCTATAGTTTGTTTTGTTTCCGGGGGCGATATGAGATTTGTATCTTGGATATGCTTTTGGATTTTCTATTTCCTTTAGTTTTTCTATCTGATTTTTATTGTCGCCCTGAATGTCGTTTTGATCTGGCTGGTCAAGAAGCTTGCTTTGAGCTTCTTCGTACATTTTTTCTGTTTGGGCTTTTCCGTTATCTACAAGCCATTTAGCAAACTTAATTGTTGCCTCTGCAAAGCTTCCTGAAAAATCCTCACCAAAATCATCAGAAAAGTAGTTTCTAAAATCTTCGTTTCCTGCGAGCGTGTACCCAGTATATCTTTCTGTGTATCTGTATTCTGCGTTAAATTCATAATAGTCTCTGACAATTTCTTCTGACCATAAATCTTTAAATTTCAACAGGGCTTTTTCTCGTATTGTTTCTTTTAATTTTTCTTCAAAAAAGTATTCTGATCTGTATTCATCAGAAGAAACAAATGACAGCGCATCTGTGTTAAGATCTAATCCGCCACTCTTGCTCCACACTTCATCTAAACTTAAACTATCAATTATATCAAAAAACGACTCACCGTTTTCGTTTCGTGCGCTAACACCTTCGCTAAGCCTCAAATTGTCTGGGTTTCTTTTTAAAAATTCTTTAACCTCTGTTTCCAACAAATCTCTATATCTATTTTCTAAAACAGTGTTTGCGTCCATCGCCCCTTCATAAAACTCACCCTCTTCAAAAAACACTCTATCTATTTCATCGTCTATGTAACTCTGATCTGGATCTATAACAGTGCCGTCGTCACTCCAGTCAAACCGTTCAACTATTGGAAGGGCATTTTCCGGCTGACTAGTAACTACCGGACTCCTTTTTGGCTTGTATTCCTCTCCCTGAACTACCTGCTCTAAAACAACCCCATTCTTTTGTAAAAACTCTATAACCTCTTGCTTGGTTACTTTTCCTGGAATGGAAGATAGCCACTCCATTATTCCCGTAAACTCTATCTCGTCCTTCTTTACTCCGGACAGGTTCTTGATTCTTCCAGCAAGGTCTTGTGCTGGCATATCAACAAAGTCCATTTCATCCACAGCGTTTTCTAGCGGAGAGTAAAAACCAACATCGCTTACGCGCTTTTGAAATAGGGTCTTATCCGGTACATATTCTTTTACCTGCTGAGCTTCTGATAATTGGCTGATGATTCTCTTTAGAGGAGAATCATCAGGAGCGGTAGCTAGTTGTTCTTGAATTGCATTAACTACTTGCTCATTATTAGTAACCTGATTCAGGTCAATCCCAACTTGAGATAACTGATCTTTAAAAGGGGCAAGAAGGCTTGTCAGCTGAGTGCTTAGTCCTTCTGTGTTTCCGGTCCTTGCAAGATCGACAAGCTCCGGCAAACCCATCGGGGCTTTTTCTTTCGCTGCCAGTTCTTTTTCTGAAAGAGCTTTTCTGAGATCTGACGATTGCTGTCTGTCTAGAATGTTGAGCTGGAACCTGTCGTACAGGTCTAGTGCATTTGTATTTAGGTCTCTTGCTGTTTTGGTTAGAACGGAAGCTGGACCAACTGCGTATGCCTCTGCGGTAGACGCATCAAAACCAGCCCCAACAATTTGTGTTTTTAGATCTTCAAAAATAACATCAAACTGTCTTTGTTCTTCTGGAGTGATTGTTTGTCTGACTTCTTCTACGACATTTTCTGTTTGGTTCCTTTGCTCCTCCATTGCCTTTTGAATAACTTTCTGCTGTTCGGCAATTTGTTTTCTGGTAGAGCCTTCTGGAGTTAGTTTAAAGTTTTCCTGAAATGCCTCGTGGTGTGGGCTGTTTGCTATTTTAGACGCATAGTCAGAGATAGAAATAACAACGTCGCCGCCAGTTGAGTTGGCCTCGTCATAGTTTTTTACATTGGTTTGCTCTGCTACAACTGAAGGATCTAATTCTTGTTTTTGAAAGTAGGTATTCCATTCGTCTACAGGAATATAAACATTCTGCGCTGGACCGTCTTTAAGCGCTGTTTCAACAAACCCCTTAAACCTGCTGTCTGATCTTTTTAAAAGCTCTGAGTTTTGTCCAGCCTCACCAAGCTCGGTAAACAGCCTAGAATCTATCTTTTGTTGCTGAATATCTTTTTTTAATTTGTAAATTGAGTATGCGTAGTTTGATGCACCAGTAGCCGTATTAAATACGAGACCTCCAAGAAACGCGTCCTGAAAAGATCGTCTCATTCTAGCAATAGACTCTGGCTCTCCTAGCTTAGATAACGCAAGCCTTGCCCTTGAGTATGCGTCTCCTGTTTTGTTTGTGGCGTAGTCCGAAACTAATATGCTTACCGCTTCTTGAAAAAACTCTTCCGCTCCTTCTGTGAAGGCACCCTTTAAAGATCTGAGAGCAATATCTTTTAAAAGCTTTGCTTTTGTTTTGTTTGTAAATGCATTGATAACAGCTTGTTTTGGTCCTATGGCAAGAAGTTTTGAAACTCCAGGAATGTTTCCTAGTTGTACCTTGTCAGAATAATATTCTATGTATCCATTAACTGCCCCAATGACCCACGCAGCGGATCTTGCAGATTCATCGTCCAATAATTTTTCTTGTGGTTCTAGGCTTGTATTTACACCAAGGCTTAAATAGTCAGGAGACTGTTCGTCTATTGGAGCATCTTTTATTTTCATGTCCTTTAGCTCGTCATAAGCTAAAGCGGCCTCTGTTTTAATTGCGGCATAAATGTTTCCAGCAAAAAAACCAAGCCGAGCACCACTAACAGCGCCAGAAATACCGCCAATAGATCCAATAGCTGCGCCAGCAGCGGTTCCAGCGGCTTCTTCCGGAAGCCTTGTGATCATCTGAGTTCCTACTGAAACGCCCTGTCCAATAACGTAGGTTTTTGTTCCGAAGGTTTCTTGTCTTTGACCAAGAAGACCAAGCTGCTCTTTTAGCTCAGAATATCTTTTTTCTTCATCAGGAGTTACAGCCATCCCAATCAGTCTTTTAAAACCAATATCGGACATTTCCTTAACAACAAACTCTTTATCCCAATATGATTTTAGGTCTGATCCAACTTTTGCTATTTTTGTAAGAGTTGGTGTGTCGTCTTGAGAAAGTGTAGCGTTTGTTGGGTCTGCTAAAAACTCAGCAAGGGCCTGGCTTTCTGGGAACAGCGTCTTTAGCCTTAGCTCCTCTGCCTTGATTCTGTTTTTTATTTCTTCTGGGTTTTGCTCGATTGCCTCTACAGGAATGCCAGTTTGTTCAGAAAGCTTGTTGTACTCTGCAAATTTGTTTGGATCTTTTTTGACGGCGTAATTAATGCTCATCGGAAGAGCGGAGTCGATGAAGTTTTTTCTGATTTGATTAGAAAGATCAGTCTGTGCCTTTAAAGCAAAGTCATTCAGCTCTTGTCTGTTTAGAATTTGCTCAAGACCAATTTCTTGTTCTTGCGGCTGATCTTGCTGATTTTGGTTTTCTAGATCCACCTAATTTCCCTGCTTGTTTGGATATGCGTCTTTCATCAGCTGTTCATATTCTTTTGGTTTTTGCTTTTTAAAAACTTCAGTAAAGTCCTCTTTTTGTCTAAATAACACACGGGTTTTATAAGTGTTTAAAATTTCTTCTTTTGTTGGCTCGTAGTTTCCGTTTTGCAAGAAGTCTAGTTTTATCCTTGCTATCGCTGCCTTGTCTATGTCTTCGTATTTCAATTCTCTTAGTAATTTTGGAACCTGGCCCACGACCTCTTCTTTCCAGTCGTAAGGGAACTTACCGCTTTGCTTTTGCTGTGTGATATTTACAAGAACCTGCTTATTAAAATAATTTTTAGCAAACTCTGATAGCTCTACGTCTGAAAGCTTTTTTCCAATCCTTTGCTGCTCTTTAGTGAGCGCTTGAATAAAAGTAGCTTTGTTTTGAGCAACCTCTTGTTGAGCCTTTAACGCTTTTGGGGTTGGGTCTTTTCCTAGTATTTGATAGTTCAAATCAAACTGCTGACTTGCTACAGCAAAGTCTACGTTTTCTACGGAAGACTCTGCCTTTCCTTGCTTTAGGTCTGTCCACCTAGAAAGAGCGCTTGTTCTTTCTGATTGCGGAAGCTTTGCAATTTCCAATATCAATTCGTCTTTACTCATTTTTGCAAGCTGGGCGTCGTCCTTAATTTTTAAATAAGCGTCATAGTCAAAGTATGTTTTTTTGTATCCGTCAGCAGCGTCTTGAATCTTTTTTAGTGCGTCTGGTCTAGAGTACGCTGGTGCGATAACCTCTAGTGGTATTTTAGAAATTTCTCCACCGATCTCTGGTCTTACTAAATACTGAACGGCGTTTGCAGCAATGTTATCGTCTTCTTGTTTTTTTGATTGATAAAGATCGGTAAGTCTCGCCTCTGCTGTGGTGTGAAGAAGCTTTCTAAGCTCTGGTGTTGGCTTAATCCCCATTTGAGCCGCCCACTGATCGGCATAGTCTTTTGCTTGCTTTACCGTTGGAAGGGGACCAGCACCAAGACCCATGTCTAGCTTTCCCATTTTATCAGCTATATATTTTTCAATTTCTTTTCTATTTGTTTGAGGAATAAAGTCTATAACTTGCTTTTGATCTTCTGAGGCAAGTCCCCTGTTATTTTTTTCTGCTTCTGTCATTGCCGTCTTTACTTTTTCAACACTCATTCCTGGAGCAAAAGACATAATGACTGCCCTTTTGTCTCCGCCAAGATCCATGTATCGTTTAGCGAAATCGCTTTTTATGATTTCTTTTTCCTGATCTGTGGCACCCTCACTAATAATGTTTGCGGCCCTGCTTAGCTCGTTTTGATTTACTTTTGGCAGAGCCCACTTTTGAACGCTATTTCCAAAGCTTTCGTCAATGGCCTTTAGCTCTACTTGTCTAGTGAGCGTTTCTAGTTCAAGTAAATCGTTTGCATCAAAACCGTCTTTGTAATGCCTCATTATGGATCTTGCACCGGATATGTCTTTATTGAAAAGAGACATTTTTCCGGCTTCTTTAAGAGAGTTAGATGTAAACCTTCTGGTGTCTGACTCTACCGATCCCTGAGTTCCTTTTATGTTTGCTATTTTAGAAACCGCTCCCCTAATGCTTTCTAGCTCTCTGTCTAAAATATCTTTGCTTCTATAGTTGATGCCCATGTTGGTTTGAGCATTTTTCACGGTGTCTTCAGCAACCGACACTTGATAGTTGTTCCACTCGTTTGCTTGGTGTTTTGTTACATTTGCTAGGTATTGGTTTCTGATGTCTCTTACTTTTGCGGCAAACATTCCGCGCTGAGTGTCGTCAGAAAGCTCTTCTGTGAGCTTAGAGTAAATCTGGCTTACGTTTTCCTCTGCTTCAGAATAAAGATCTTTGTCTCCGCTTGGACCGCGTTTAAATGCGTTTATTCCTCTTTGATTCAGAATGCCGCTTCCTGGCTGATTCGGATCTCCATACATTTGCTTATTAAGCTCTGCCTGAAATTTGTTTGCTGCGTCCGTGGCCCTAACGTCAGCAGCTTGAAGCTGTATATTAAGAAGATCTTTTGATGTGTTTTGTATGGCGTTGCCAAGCCCCTCCACTTGCCTAAGCCCGATTGTGGTGTTTTCAACGTTTATTGCAGGGGCAATATTAGACTGCGAGTTTGGGGTGGGCTGAACCTTAAAGCTGTCGTATGTTGGAACTCTTGGCACTAAAAACCCCTTCCTCGTCCAAACCCGCTTCTAGAAAACGGCCTAGACGGATCTTCCATTGTTGTTCCTCCGTCTTTTGGCAACAGTCCGTCAAGCCTGTTCATCGAATACCAAGAAGAAGCCACTCCGCCAGCTCCGCTTATTAAGGAGGTTACTCCGGACATAAGTGGGTTTATTTGGTTTGACGCAATTCTGTTTGCTGTAGCTTGGTTTTTAAAGTTCATGGCCTGAACTCTTTGACCAAACGCAGATCTTGCTGCGTTTGCCTGTATAACATCGTAGTCTCTTGCGGCCATAAAGTCGGTTGATTGAAGTATTTGAACCGGAGTTCCTTCTGTCATGTCCAAGCCGTTTGCGGCAAAGGCTACTTTTTGTGATGATTTTAGCTGGTTAGTCTGAAGCATCAATTCTTGCTGCTGAGACTGTCCCCTTTTAATTTCTTGATCTGCTGAAAGCTCATTAAGACGAGCGTTGATGTCTGCGATATTTGCCTGATAGTTTAATACGTTTTTTTGCTGAGCCGCTTGAGCATAAGAAGACATTGCGGACATAATGGCGCCAGACCCCTGCAACGCTAATATTCCAGCC